ACTACTTTGCTGGTTGGGTGCGGTACGATCACTGGTTGCCCGGGGTTGATCTAAATCGTATCTGGGCACAGGGTCGAGAAACAGCAGCAGACTGGTTTGGAGCCAGCGATCACAATGGTGAACACTTGGTTAATGTAGAAAACAATCAGTACATTCGTCCCAATTTTGCACACCCCAATCAACTGGGGCACCAACTCATTGCTGAAAAACTACAGGGTTGGATACGGTCTAAACAATAAATACAAGAACCGGAGTTCCTGATGCCAGAACAGCAACAACAATCACTGCCCACACTGAAGCAAAATTTAATAGATTATGTACGGCTTCAGTTGGGCGGAGACATTATTGATCTAGAACTAGATCCCTCACACTACGAAGCAGCCTATCAAAAAACCATTGGCACTTACCGCCAACGAGCCAACAACGCCTACGAAGAAAGTTATAGTTTCATGCAGTTGGTAGCAGATGTCAACATCTACGAACTGCCCCAGGAAGTTGTGAGTGTGCGTCAAATATTCCGCAGAACGTTTGGCGACAGTTCAGGACCGTTTGCATCAAACTTTGATCCGTTTGCACAGGCCAGTATAAACGTGTACTTGATGAACTTTAACGTGGCCGGTGGCCTGGCCACATACGACTTCTACAGTCAGTATATTGAATTGGCTGGACGTATGTTTGGTGCCTACATGAATTACACATGGAATCCTGTGACCAAAAAATTGCAACTGGTCCGTGATCCCAAAGGCTCTGGCGAAACTGTGTTGCTGTGGACTTACAATTTAAAACCCGAATTCAACTTGCTGAATGACTTTCAAATACAGCAATGGATCAAAGACTACATGGTGGCCAACTGTAAAATGATCATTGGCGAAGCACGTGAGAAATTTGGCACTATCGCCGGTCCACAAGGCGGTGGCAGTCTAAACGGTGCAGCCATGAAGGCAGAAGCCAAAGTAGAAATGGATTTGTTGATCAATCAATTAGTAATGTATGTGGACGGTTCACAGCCTCTTACATTTGTTATTGGTTAACTCAATGAGAAGTAAACAACTTGATGCACATATAGGCTGTACATATGACATGGTAATTTGTTCAGTACCATGGACTGAAACAGATATGCCACTCATGGCGCCTGCTGCACTAAAATCAATTGTTGAAAAAGCAGGTTTATCATGTTTAGCAGTTGATTTGAATGCCGAAATATTGCATCACTTGATGCTAGGGGCAGACAGAATGAAATACATTCAATTTTTTAGTAGTGGAATTTTAGATCAATCGATTGAACAAGAAGTTTTTGATTTTTTCGATACTTTAAGTGATCAAATTCTACAAGTTAACCCTAAATTTGTTGGTATAAGTGTGTTTACTTTTTCTTCCAGAGTAGCAACCAAATACCTATGTGACTCGATAAAGAAAAAAAATGTCAACGTACAAATTTTAATCGGCGGCGCAGGATGTTCTATAACATTTGACAGTCCAGCAGATTTTGCTGATGAATTAAAAAATTTGAATCTAATAGATCATCACATAAGAGGTGATGCAGAAAACAGTTTGTATCACTTCTTAGTTGGAGATAAAGAATACCCAGGCATCGATAATAAAGTTTGGAAAAATTTAGATAATCAAGAATTATCAACCTTGCCCATGCCTAATTATGAAAATTACATTTTTGATTTTTATAGACTAAAGGCACTACCGATTATTGGCAGTCGTGGGTGTGTCAGACGTTGTACATTTTGTGATTATGTAACACATTGGAATAAATTTCAATGGCGCACAGCAGAAAATATTTTTGATGAAATGGTGACACAATATCAAAAATACAAAATTAGACATTTTAAGTTTCAAGACAGTTTGATAAATGGCGGACTCAAAGAATTCAATAAATTATGCGGAATACTAGCTGACTATAACAAAAAAAATCCTAATGAGTCTTTTAAATGGAGCAGTTTTTATATTATGAGAGACTGGACGCCATCATCAGAAAGAGAATGGGAATTAATTGCTCAATCGGGTGCCGTGCAATTAAATGTTGGTACTGAAAGTTTCAGTCAGGCAGTAAGATATACAATGGGGAAAAAATACAGCAACTCTAGTATAATCAAGCATTTTGAACAAGCACAGAAGTATGGCATTCATATACGAAGCCTACACATAGTAGGCTACATTACTGAAACTCAAGCCGATATTGAGATTTCTAAAAAATGGTTGTACGATAACACAAGATTCAATGACACTGTTTCATTTGACTGGGGAATAGGATTGATCATAATGGAGAACACTTATCTTAACAACAACAAAGATGAATTGGGCATCACCGTAGATAAAAGTAATCCAATAATATGGACCAGCAAGCATACTGATAGTACTGCTGAAAAACGAGCAACATGGGCAGTCGAATTAAGAAAGTTAAGTGCTCAATTAGGATTCGAAGTAGCCGCCACTGGAGCAGATAATCATTATCTATTAGAGCAATCTTTAATAGAAACGTTTGATGTTTATACTGAACATATTCTCTAACACAACCACTTGTCCAGAGTATTGGCTAACCTGCTCACACTTTTATCAAAATTCCTGCTATAATACAGCATGGACTTAATGATCGACATTGAAGGTTTGGCAACAGGCCCTGAAGCAACAATCTTAACCATTGCGGCACAGGCATTTGACCCTCTTGGCACTGGCTACTACCAGCAACAATACTATGCCAGAGTTGATCTTGAAAGCCAAGAAAATCGCACCATTGAACAAGGCACTATCAACTGGTGGGCTACCCAAGGCGCCGCACAAGACGAAGCCTTTGCAGAAGATGGGCGCATACCACTTGACCAAGCACTAGACGAACTGCATAAGTTATGTTGGAAATGCAATCGCATCTGGATGAACGGTCCCACATACGATGCCAACATACTTGAGCATGCCTACAAGAGTTACAGTAAACCCTTGCCCTGGCAATATTATAAGATCCGTGATGCAAGAACGGTATATAGTTTGTATCCAGGGTTGCCTAAGCCACCTACCAGTCATCATGCGCTGGAAGACTGTCGCAGACAGATTGACATGTTGCAAACAACCTTGGCACATTTAAATATCAAGGAACTTGCATGATCATTGGCGTTTGTGGATTCATTGGCTCAGGAAAAGATACTGTTGCAGACTACCTGGTAAATTTACATCACTTTCGCAGAGAAAGTTTTGCCAACACACTGAAAGACGCCGTGGCTGCTGTGTTTGGCTGGGATAGAACCATGCTGGAAGGGCGCACAAAACAAGCCCGTGAATGGCGCGAACAAGTGGACTCCTGGTGGGCCCAACGCCTAGGTATACCACATTTGACACCACGTTGGATACTGCAAAATTGGGGCACAGAAGTATGCCGCAAGAACTTTCACGATGACATTTGGATTGCCAGTTTAGAAAACAAACTGCGCACCAGCACCGACAACATTGTGATATCTGACTGTAGATTTCCCAATGAAATCGCTGCAATCAAGGCAGCAGGCGGCATTGTGGTGCGGGTGATACGTGGCCCAGAACCCGAATGGTATGACGCAGCCGTGAGCCTCAATCGTGGTCCCAACGGCAATTCAAGCTGGGCACTTAGTGGGCGTAAACTAGAGCAATTGGGTGTTCATGCCAGTGAAACTTCCTGGGTGGGCACCAAGTTTGATGCGGTGCTAGACAACAACGGCACACTAGACGATTTGTATCAGCAGGTTATGCGTCTGGCTCAAGATCCCCTGGTCGCCAAGTAACTTCTACTCGAGCAATTTCCTCCACGCAGTTTCTACAAACTGTGCGCAGGTTTCTTACATTGGCATTGTTCAGATCACCGTCAATGTGATATACTAGCAATTGACTGGCAATTCTTGCTTTGAACCCGCATCTGTCACATGCGGGTTTTTTCTTGTATCCTGCTGATTTCCAACGTGGTTCTCTGGGCTTGATTCCTCGACCTCGGCGTTGGCAAGTTTCACAACGACTGCGATAGTGGGTGGTATCTTCCTTGATGTAATTCACAGCACAAGGACGTTGATTGCAGGCTTTACAGATGGGTCTCATACGGTATTTAGTACATGGACCTTGGCCAAAGGGCAGTGTAAACTGGGTTTTTTTGGGTACGCCAATAAATATCAATAACTTGAAAAGGAATCAACCATGGCACTAGTATCACCAGGCGTAGAAGTAACAGTAATTGACGAGAGTCAGT